TAAAAAATATTTCAAAAAGTAAAAAAACGCTCAAATTAAATATGTATATAAATAAGGGGGTCAATGTGTATAACTGTATAAGATTAGACATAATAAAGCCCGCAGCGTTTTATGTTACTGCGGGCTTGTGTTATTCCCTACTTAATCTGCAAGTTGCGATTTGCAACTATTCTGCACCCAGGTATTTCAGCACCGTTCTTGATAGCTTCCTTGATTGCCATCTTATCTGCTTGCTCGGTAACTTTAACCACTTTGTAAGGTGCAGGAAGTTGGTTTACATCATCCACCTCAACGGCTTCGGATTTTCGAAAGTTAATCTTAACCAAAGGTGTTTTGATTTCATCAATGTTAAACAATTCCATTGCGTGCTTGATGTTTGCCCTTAAGCGTTCCGATGCGTTTTCACGTGTTTTTTTCATTGCCTGCAAACGTTTGATTTCAGCATCAATAATATCAATTTCGGCATCCATTTCTTTAATTACAAAAGAATAGGCTACTGATTTATTTTGCAGTTGTTCTTCGGTTATGGCTAATGCTTCGGACAATTCGGTGGTTAATTCACCCCCATTGTCGATTAATTCTTCTGCTAATTGGTTATAGCTTTGTTCGATTTGATAGATAGAAATTCTCATAGTTTTTAAATTATTATTGGTTAGTGATTACTTCTGTTGTGGTTGTAAATTTAGCTTTCAATTGGTCCTTTAACGCTGCATGTGTTTTTTTCTCATCCAAAGTTAAGGACTGAAACACATTAGCAAGTTCAGTTATTGTGGTGCATTTGTTTAATCTAACATCAGCAGGTTCCAACCCTTGTTCACACCATTGTTTTATGGCTTGACCAGTTTCTTCTGTAATTAAAAACGGTTGCTTACCCTCAAATAAATTAGTACGGTCCTTTGATGGTGTTGCGAGGTGTGTATCACGGTCCAAGTTAAGAGATACAGTCAATTCGTATTCCCACCCCTCGCGTTGCACATCTTTCATTCCTACCTTGTGAACTTTCTTACCCTCACCCATTACAGTTTCCATTTTGGAACGTGTGCAAGTTATCACATGTGCATTGCAATGCAATACCGATGCAACAAACTTATCATGTCGGGGTGTTGTTTTGGACCAAGCCGACCATGTGTTACCTCTAAATGATGTCTGTGCCAAAACTTCATTTTCATCTAATAAACAATTCCATTCATGTGAACTGCTATCAATAATAATTACTTCCATTCCTGCGTTGGTGCAAGCGTTTAACGCTTCTGTGTATTTCTCTGGCTGAAAAGGCGGTTGTAAGTCCACAACATTGAACGGTCCTAAATGCGAGTAAAGGGATGCGGAACCATTCTCGGTGTCAATCACTGCGATTTTGTTCCAATCTCCACAAAGGCCATAAGCCATACGAAGTGCTGAAAATGTTTTACCGGCACCGCTTGGAGCAGATATGTTTAATCTTAATTTAACTTGTTGGCGTGTTGCCTTTTTTAATTTAATTGTTTCCATAGGTTTTGTTTTTAGTTGTTATTATTAAAATGGTAAATTGTCATTCGATATTGGTGCTTTATCACTTATTGGTACATTCTCTGTCCTGTCTATCTTCCACCCCTCAATTGAGTTGAAGTATTTAACGCTTCCATCCTTGCCTTGGTATTGCTTACCACGTAGGTTGTAGCACACGGTCACGTTATCGCCCACCATGTACTTATCGAGCATTGGGCATCTGTCCTGTGTGAATTGCACCGTAATGTGTTGTGGGTACTTGTCGGCCACGGTTACGACTATCTCACGTTTGGAGAAGTTGTCGTTTACTTGTTGTGTTTGGTAGATTTCTCTAATTGTACCTGTGATTGTGTTCATTTGTTTTTAGTTGTTTATTGTTGTTTTGAATATTATTAATAATGTCGATGCAATCTTGTGATATCTGGATAGTTTTTTCCATAGGTGCGTTGTAGCACAATGGATTGGCTTCGCGCATATCTAACGCAACGGCATAGGCATCCTCGTATGACTCATACATATGAACGTGAACGGTTAAAGTATTTTCGCCATAAGTTAATTCATCAACTGCAAAAATAAAATACTGCATAGTATGATAGTTTTCAGTAATTAAAATTTCAGTTGTTTCATTCTCATCTGCACAATGTGTTGCACACAAATATACCCTATCCTCTGGCAATCCTTTATGGTTAAGAATTTTGTGTGTTAATTCATCAATGTTGCTGAACTCAAATTGTTCGATGTCCTTGTGTTCGGACAAGTCGGAGATTGCTAAATGTAGCTTGTAATTTTTCATTTGTTTTAAATATAAAATTGGTTAATAATTCCTGTAAATAATTCGTTCGGCAATGCCTTGGCATCATCACTCACGTTGGAGTATTCGTGTTCAGTCCAATGCTCATCACCTTGGCTGCGGTTGACACTTTTTACCGACATTGTGATGCGGACATCCGTGCGCCCCTCGAAGTGCGTTAAAATCTTATCTAATAGCTGCGTATTTAACTCGCTGCAATCTGCTGACCACTCGGCAATCAAGCCAAGTTTATCAAGTGAGTACCACACATCTATCATAGCACCTCATTGATTAAAGCGTTAAACTCGCTAATGGTCAACTGCCCACATCCGCGCACGGTTAAAAGTTTGCCATCTGTCAAATCCTCTACCGTGTCAAACTTTGCCGTGGCTTTATTCAGCACGTTAATTAACCGCTTGCTCATTCTGTGCTTGTTGTATTCGATAAACGAGCGCAATGGTGTGCGCCCGATTTCGCTATCTATCTGCGCCCGGTATTGTTGGCATATCAGCAATGCCTTGTTGTAGTCGTTAAGCGATATTTTGCTCATTGTAATGTCGGTTTAAAACGTTCATAATAAATTCGTTTGCTTCGGTCGGCCACGATGCTTCGATTTCGCCATCAATCCGCAAGTAAGTAGTTAAGCCATCAACTTCGATGGACATTGATTTGTCTGGTGTTGAATACGTATAAAGTATGTCAACTGATTTTGTGATTTGTTTGCTCATAGGGGTTTGTTTTAGATTAGGTTGCGAAAATAGTGTTTATAGTAATACGATTGTGTTAAAAGTTGTTAAATAAACTTAATTCATTGTTGCTATTAGCTATCAAATAAAAGTTGCTTTCCTTGATTTTAAGCATATTTGTTATTTCAACAAATGCGTTTTTGCTTGTAAATCTATACCCGGTATGAGTTGATGCTTTTGGAATAAAACAATTTTCGCTCGATGATGCAATAAACACTTTGTTGTTATCATCATCAAACATAAAAACGCATCCAACGGCATCGGATAAATTTAATTGCTGATATAAATTTTCGCTCATTACAAATCGAAATCCGTTAAGTTCACATCTTATGAGTGGTGCAGTATTTAGCTTGGCTTTGAACTGCGTATCTTGCTTGCCTACTATTCTCATATCACACCTCACTCATTATATTAACAACCGCCATGCCACTTGCTTCGGCTAACTTCACATTGTTCCTTATCCGCTCCCGAAACTTAAACGCTTCGTGTGCGGTTGTGAAATCATCATTGTACAGGCCGACAACGTTGTTTTTTAGCTTCATAATTATAGCATCAATCACTTCCCTTACTTGCACAGGTGATAAGCGATGTATCATTGCAATTTCAGCGTAATGCAACCCCTTGTTATATTCGAGCCACATCGACCAATCACGGTCTGTTATGTGCGCAGGTCGGATGCTATCTTTGTAGGCATCGGTAATCACTCGGTTGGTCTTGCGTTTTTTAGCCATTCGCCACCTCCTTTCTCCATTCAATAAGGTGCTGATGCAGGTCATTGAAATTGTTGCATCTGCGAGGTTGGGTTAGTTTCGCACCGCCATTTATTCGTGGTGCATTGGCAGTTGGGATGTGGCAGAATATTGCCTGCATCCATTCTCGTGCGCTGAATTGAGCGCGGATTTCTTTTAGTAGGTTCATAGGGTTATTGTTGTATAAGCGTTAATAATTAGCGGGTAGCGGGTAGTTATACGCAATTTGTTTTAATTTTTTTTTGCCCACGCTCAAATGATTTAATGATTTAATTTTTTATACTTTTCACTAATTATCATTGGTGTTGTATTTATCCATTTTATAGAATGATGTATTCTTTTATGCGAAGCATTCATCATTGAAATACTTACATTACTTGGTTGCATCAATACTGTTGTAAATGATTTTATATAAGTTCCCTGCAACTTGTAAATATCACTCATTCCGCTTTTTTGTGTTTGGCTATCCTTTTGATTTATTGCAAAAACAGGTATTGTTAAAAAAAGTCCACCCATTCCTGCAAGTGTTGTATAAGTATTTACATCTTCATTAATTGAGCCAACAAATCTAAAAGGTCTTTCGGTTGAGCAGAAAAATGAGTTCATACATTTTCTCTTTGCAAATCTATAAACACCTTTCCCGTTATCAACACCTCCAATAAAGTCACCTGTTTGAGCAAAGCAAATTGATAAAGCAGAAGTGCTTTTATAAAAAGCAAACATCAAATCAAAAATCTTATTTATATCTTTAGATAAAACTTGCCCCTTTGTATCGCTAAACTTATAAATAAATTCGTAGTAATCATCATCAAGTTGAATAAAGTATTTATATCCTAATTGTTCAGCTAATTCAAAACAGTAATTTCTTGCGTGAACAATAACCTTTCTGTTATCAAAGTTATTGGCTTCATCTGTTTTATCAGCCATTGCTTTTTTGTCAAATACCATTACATTTTCAACTCCAAAGTTTTTTTGATATTGTTCAATACATTTATCCTCATTATCAATTACGAAATAAACCTTGCCTTTATATCCACACTTTAATAATGTTTTATATGTCAATACATTGTCAGGTCTGCCGTGTGTCAGTATAAATACTGCAAAATATTTATTTTCCATACTCGGTAAGGTATTGATTTCTAATTTCATCACATAGTTTCACATAGCCATATTGTATTGCCTTTTCAAAGTCTATAATTACCAATCCGCTTCGTTCCATTAACTGTTGCATTTCGGGCGTAGCGTGAGCATAGTAATCAGCTACTTTCTCATAGTTAAAAACATTGTGCCTCCTTGCTGCATCCATTAAAAAGTTCTTTTCTTCAATAGGTAAATTAGACATATCAATTTCCCTCATTAATCTATGGGTTTTGCTTTTGTCGCAAAGTTCCATTAAATGTGGCTTTGCGTTTTTCGGCTCATAAATAGGTGCTTCAATCTTTGATGAATATTTTTTTTCATCTTGATTTGGTGCAAACTCTTGACCAAACATATCAACTTGTTTCATATATTTATTTTTTAATGATTAATTCCCACCGCACAAAAAATTAAAACAAACAGCGTATAACAGCACATAAGCAAAAGCCCAAATTCCACCGCACAATGCCAACGCTATTTGTGCCTTCGCCTATCTGCGAAACGTTAATCAATCCCCATCCTCATCATTTATCCGCTTCATAACCGCCTTGTATTCAGCAGTAGCTTTGAGCCGTTTGATTTCGGCTCGGATGTGGTCACGGTACATTTCGGGTATGCGTATACGCACGGCAGGCGGCTCTAATTTGCGGCCTTGGTTTCGGTCGGAGTGTGGTCGTATCATTTCTTTGCGTTATTACGTTGTGATGTTGCTGCCCAAGTGAGCGTTGCTGTTGTGAAGATTAGTAAGAGGATTGATGCCATAGTTATTTGTTTTGTTTGTTATAAGTTTCATTATAATAATACACAGCATTTGAAATTGCATTATCAAGCTTGCTTAGATATTCCATTCCGTATGGAGTTTTATCAATTTGTTGAAATGCAAAAACTATTGCATCGACTATTTGACCTTTTTCCATTTCTTTAGCTTTCTCTTTTAATTCATCAATATGTTTTTGTTGCAAAGATATTGAAGGAGTTAATTGTTCAATTAACCAGTCCACTGCTGTTTTCATATATTTTCTATTTCTTGTTTAACATTAATCCAATACATAATAGCATCAAGCCTTTCAGTTTCATTTGTACTTGGCTTAGTTGGTATGGCTGCAATTATTTCATTAACCGCAATTATTGCTGACTGCTTGGCAAATTCTTTATTTATTTTGCCTCCCCAATAACCACCGCATAATGGTTTGTATTTATCAATTAATTGAGTTGCTTTTTCTTTAAAATTTTCCATCACTTTTTTTCTTTTTCATCTGATTGTATTAAAAAGCTATCAACCCAAATTTGATTTCCAACTTTATACATAGGGTTTATTGCTTCGGTTATTTCCACTTTTATTTGTTGGGATGTGATTTGAATAATTTGGCAAACACAGCCATTTGTAATTACTTCCATCCCTAAGTTAGGAAACAGGGCTTTTATATTGCCCTGCTCCATTTTTGCTGTTACATCCATAATGCTACGTATAATTTTGCTTGTGATTTAATGTTGTTTACTTGTGAGATGGTTCTTCTTAATTTCTTTGGTGTGTTGTTCCACATTATTTGAAATTGTGTTTTCCATTTTGCTTCTGATTTTACTGTTGCTGTTGTCATAGTTATTTGTTTTAATTTGTTGGCACAAATATCAACCTATTTTTCATACCTGCAAACTTTATTTTGTTAAAATTTGTTAAAACAAAAAAAGCAGCCATTGCTGACTGCCCTTTAAAACAAATTTTACGCCCTATGAAAACGTGGTCAAATATAGTAATTAATTTAACACCGACAAAATAAATATCATTACCGCCCCTAATACCGCAATGCGCTTGTGCCTGCGCTGTTTGCGTATCTCTTTATGTTGAGCTACAATGAGCGTTGAGTCGGCAACAATTACGCTATCTTTAACCGCTATCTCAACTTCTTTTATCTGTATGAGTGTATCGCATTCTTGTACCACTAACTGAATGAATGTATCACACTCGGCAGGTGCAATGGTGCGAATGTACTTTACCCTTGTAACATAAATAGTATCACGTATTCTGCTTTGGCTTTCGGCTATTCTTGCACGTTCACGCAACACTTCGGTTTGGTTCAATAAACTATCAAGGTTGTGGTTAACATTAAATGGCTCTACGTGCGTTCTGTGGCACGTTCGGTAAGTCATGGCCACCAACACAAGTAACAAGGCGGCAAGTTGCAAATATACCCTCATACTAATATAATGTTTTCAACTTTGACCTTGAATGGTATGCGCTTATTGGTATAATCTTCCTCTGCATACGGTTTCAAAGTATAACCAATTGGCAATGTTCTACGGCTCGGGAAGCTAAACCCTTGTGTCATATCATTGACAATGCAATAGTATTCGTAACGGCTCATTTTCAATGTTACGTGGCACAACTCCCCTACTTGCACCTCGCCAATGTACTTGCTTATCTGTTTGCCGTTTAAGTAGGTGTACAGAAACAAACGGCAAGTGCTTGTATCTTCGCTTCTGTTGATGCCTATGCGCACGCTGTCAACATGATGATGCCCACGGCTAAATCCTGCAATCTTTTGAATGCCCTCGCTCGGTTGCATGTCTGGCACGGTAAACTTAAAGGTCATTATTCTTGGGTTGAGTATCAGCATCCCGCCCCCTCTTCTCTCATATCCACCTTTGGCTGTTGCGTGTTACTTCGTAGGTTGACTATCTGCTCAACCGTTACAATGCCCATACATACGGCAGCGAATATCAACCAAGCATAAAGCGCATCGATTTGAGCGGCTTCTGGTATCAACCTTGCTGTGATGTATATCGAAGTTGCAACAGCTACGAATGCGCTCAACTTACGTGCTGAATAGTTGCCCTTTATGTTCTTAAAGCTATCAAGTATTTTCATGTTTGTTTTTTTTGTTGTGTATGCGAATGTTTGTAGCGGGTAGTAGGTAGTTATGGGCAACCGTAGGACAGTCCCGAAAAACCATCCTACGAAACCCACAAGATTACTTTGGAAATGAAAATTTTTCTCCAAGTAATTCAATTCGTTGACCAAGTACTTGTAAATACTCGTTCATCAATCTTGACTGCTTGTAAAGCAAGTCTTTGTTCTGCCTGTCAAGGTCAACAAATTTTTGCGTTCTCATAAAGTCATTTAAGGCGTTTACTTTAATCGCCAACTCTTGTGCTTCGGTTAGAAGCCTGTCGAAAAATGAATTTTCCATTTTATTTAATTGTGGGTTTTACAAAGCCCGCCCAGAGCATTATCTTGAAACGGCAGCCCATAACAAAGTATTGCCAAAAGGCAGGCTGTCGTGCTGTATTGAATTTTTGTAGTTCTAATCATCTTTAGTGCTTGTTTGCAAATTTAGTCGTTCTAATTCTGCCCTTCGGCAATACTCAAACCGTTAGTGGCAAGTGCTACCACGTTTCGATAAAACAAACTCTTTTAAATCTTTTAAACATTCATCACACACAGGAAATAACTCATTTGCTCTGTAATAAGATGCTTGTAGAGTTTGTGTTCCATCACATATCTTGCAAGTAAATCCTATACATAAACCATCATTAGTTCCTGCACCAGCCACTAACAGCACATTTGCGTCAGTGGCGGGTTCGTGTTTCAAATTATCTTTTGCCATATATTTTAAGTTTAGTATTTCAAATCAACTGCGGTGGTTCAATGCGCCACCGAACGCAAATCTGCAAAACGTTAGTGGCAATTTAGTAACCGTTTCCAAACAACTCTGTACGCTTCATACTCATATTTTACTCCATCTCCACGTTGAATGTAGAATTTTCCATCGTGGTATCTACCAAGTAAAATAGTTGTATAATCTTTTACCTTAAATAAATAAATATCGTGAGATAAACTGCCGCTAACAGCACCCAAATCACTATTAACGGTTTTATTATTGATTGGTGTTTCGTGCATCATTTTCATATTTATTAATTTCATATTCCAAGTACCACAATGCTTTCTGCAAGTCCTGTTTTCTGTTACCCTTGTTATCGGCACGTAACACGTATTTAATTAAGTTGCCCAATTCAAAGTTTAACTTGTAATGATTGATGATGTTAATGACTTCAAGCGGGTTGTCCTTGCCACCGTAATGCTTTGGATGATTAACCGCTTCGCTCATATCACTTCCTGTAAATTCAATCGTTCAAACTCTTTTATGGTCATGGTAAACTTCGCACCGCTTTCAGCCATAAACTCCATGTGTGGCATCATGTGTCCTGCAATGGGTATAGTTATCATGCGTAGGTAAGTAATGACCTTGCCCGAATAGTTGTATCGTTTGCCTTTTATCATAGTATTGTCAATGTAAATGATTTCTTACCGATAACTGCAAGCATCTGTTTTAGTGTTGCATTTGACCTTGTTAGTTCAACTATGCCATCACCGTTCAAATCAGCATAGCCCCTGCCCACACCAATACAACCGAGCAAATCGGGTTTATGCGTGCGTGGGTTCTTACTGCCTACATAGTTGGCTTGGTGTATAAGGATAAAACTGCGATTGGGTACGTCTAACACATGGTAATGCTGCGGGTACTTTGCACTTTCTCTATACACCACTTGATAAGCACCTTTGGGTATGCAACTCACTTGTGGCTTGTTGTTCAAGTATGGAAGTTCAATGGTATCGCACTCGAATATAACTGCGTTGTTTTCTCGCACAATTAATTTACCGAGCATTTGACTTGGCTGTGGTATGCGTGTTAGTGTGGCTGTTATCATCCCTTTATACTTTTATACCAAGTGAATAATGTAATAGGCAACGTAGCAAGCACGGCACTTAATGACAAACAGCAGAATGCTTGAAGCAATCGGCTTTCCATTGTGATAATCTCTAACGAAATGTTCTTAATGTCATGCAACACGGCTGTGTTCATCACAACTGAAATGACCGCAAACACGGTCGCTTCAAATAATTTTCTTTGATTTCGGCTCATAGGTTTTTTGTTTTAGTTTGCCGCAAAGATAGTAATTAAATTCAATCTCGCAAACCTAACCAAACCAATACCGCCCCAAGCACCGTTTTAACTGCCCTGCGATACTCGGCACGCATAACGATTACAAAGGCAACGGCTACAATGATAACCGCAATGAATGGCTTAACTATTGTTATTAGTTCGTTGCTCATTCTGCAGTTTAGCCAATTCAATTTTGTTCTTCTTGTACGCAAGCCAACCGTTAACAATACCGAGAATGACCACGATTAGCGAACCGATTTTAATTGCCCATTTGGTAAATTCATCCATATCAACTCCACTTGTGTACACCTCTACAAACAAAGTGGTTGTGCCTATAATTACTTGCAGTATAGCACCCATAATAGTACCGCCAAACAAGTCGGTAACTGTGCTATGCGCTTGCGCTATGTCTTGGTTCATAAAGTTTCAACTGCTGTTTTAAGTTCTTGCATTGTTCTATATTCGGTATCGGCAAGGTAAACATATCTAATTGAATGTTCAAGTTCGATATGGCATCCAACATCATCAACTTGCTCAAAGTAGTTGCTTGTTACTTTTAAATTGTATATTATCATGTTAAAGAAATTATATTGCAATTTGAACTGTCGCCAGTTGAAGCATTTTGTATGGCTACGATTAAGAAACCCGAAACAGTCCAATTAATTGCAGCCGTTGTTAATGCTGCTGCAACTGCACCGTAACAATTATTAGCAGCAGTTGTTGCGTTAAATACTTGTGTTCCATTGCCTGTTCCATCAGCAACTTCAATTCCTAAATGCCTAATTGTAAATTGCGTTGCAGTATTGTTTGACCCTGTGCTTGCAAGCAATATAGCCCCTGTTAATGATGCAGTTGTATTCCAATAAAGTCTAACCGTTGCACCACCTGCTGTACCTGTTTTTTTAATTTGAAAAAATACAATTGGAGCATCATTTGCCCCTCTTGCATTTGCTGATAACGTCAATGTTTTACATAGTGTATTATTAGTTGTTCCAGTAACCGCAGTACCATCACCAACACTTGCAATTCTTGACAATGAATTTAACTGCGTTTGAATGTTACTTGTAACACCATCTAAATAGCCAAATTCGGTATTGCTCACATTCGCATCAATGTCGGTTGCTGCTACTTGCCTTGCTGTCCATAAACCTGTTGTTGAATTATAAAACAACCCATCTTTATTGCTTGGCGTTTGCGCACTTACATCATGCAATTCATCAAGTTCATAACCATTCTGCACTTTCACGTACATACGCCCCGCCGAACCTGAGCTTGCTTTAACCACGTAACCCAAATAAACTAAATGGTCGGGTGCGTATGGCTTTGTCTTTGTTACCGTTCCCGCTGTTGCACCCAAGTAAACAAAATCACCATCTGCCCAAGTTGATGTAGGGAACAACGATAACCCATCCAACTGCCCTTGAACAATTATAATGCCTCTTTGATTGGCTGCAATGCTTGATGTTACAACTATACCAATTGTTTGAGCGGATGTAGTGTCACTTTGATTTGATGCTAATTTAACTGTAATTCTATCGCCCTGCCCACCAAAAACATACACCGCTTGCCCTTTGGTAATTGTAGTGCTTGTTTCAGCATTGGTAACGTATGCAAACAAGCTATTAGGTGAAGTACCTATACATTGAAAACCGTTAAGAGTTGAGTTGAATATACAAAGCATTTCGCCACCATCCCATATATCGCCACCAATCAAAGCACCATCGTTATTGCGGTATAGTGTTTTTGCCCCAAGCGTGTTAATGTTCAACGTTGCTGCCGTTGTGTTTCCGTTAGTAAATCGTATTAAGTAGGTATCGCCATCGGCATAACCTGTAACGCCCACTATTGTTGTTGTGTATGTATCTGTACCCGCTGCCGTTGCCTTTGTGATACCGCCACTTGTTAAATCACTCAACATTGCAAAGGTTTGAGTTCCTGCGGGTTTATCTGGCAGTTCAAAAATAACAGTTTCGTCTAATGTTGGTGAAGCGATAGTAGCTGCACCGCCTAATGGGTTTATAATACGCACGTAACTTGCAGCAACATGCACTTCATCACCTCCCCCATCATCAATCCTAATTTCGCCTGTCGCTACACTCCCCGCATCTAACACTTGTTGTAAGTCGGGGGTGAAAACCGTAAACGTATCAGTTGCTAAAACATACGTGCCACTTTCGCCTGTATCTAAATTCAATACACCATCATCAATAGTAGTTGATGTTTTGCCTTTTGTCAATAATTGACCTGCTGCGGCATTCGTTACAACATAAAACGTTGTTGTACTTATACCGCTTGTTGAACCTAATGTTATTAAAGCAGCATTTGTAATGTAAACAATGTTGGCATTGCCTGTGCTTACAATTGGGTTGAAACTATCGGTAACAATATCATACGTTCCAATTTCGCCTGTGTTGGCATCTATACCGAATTGATATAAAGTAATATTGCTATCAGCGCAAACCAATATGATTTTACTTGCACCAACGGCATCGTTAATTTGATAAAATTTATAACCTACTGCTAAATTATTAGTAAGCAATGTTTGCAAGTTAGCACGTGATATATTTTCGTTGTAATAAGAGGAAAACATCGCACCGTTTCCATCAAGTCCAACATAACCATTGGCTTGGTCTTTATCGGATATAATATTCGGTGATGAGTCAAGTAGGTTTACAAATCTATCCTGCGCGTTTTGGCCTGTGATATAATTAATAACATTATTGAAAATGTTACTTGTAATATCTATGAGCATCTGCGCCCTGTTCTTTTGCGCCATAATTAAGGAATATCAAATGAGTCATCAAAGCTATTGTCAAATGAAGCACCGTAAACATTTGTGCTGATGTTGCAAACAAACACATTATCGGGTTTCAAATATTGTTCTGGCATCAAATCATGTGTCCATGATGCCGTTATTGTGTACAAAATATCATCTTTTAAACTGTTTTTAATCGGCATGTTTACCGTTAAATTACAAGTTCTTTGCGCTAAATGTACTAATGTTTCTGTGATGAATGCCATGTAGTAATTCCTACTGCCATTTATCGCATTATAATGATTTATATTGCCATAAAAGTCAGGGTCTTGATAGGTTACAACATGCTTCAAAGCCACAAGTGTTTCTTCACTATATCCGAAGCCACGGCCATTTATCGGCTCGGCATTGTATTCGCCATTGGTTTCGGGCAACAATACAATCATGCCCAAGTTGACACCTGCCTGCCAAACAACAGGGTTTTCGGGGTCAATTGCAACTTGATTATAAAACGATTTGTGTATCAAAGCAACACCACGCACGCGCCCCATTTCGGCCTCACATGTGCATGATTGATGCGTTGGTATTTCGTTGCAGTTACTTGGATAGTATGCCATTGTTTGTTAAATTAATGATGAAACCTTACGGGGTTTCAATCATGTTAGTTAAGGAACATAACAAGTAAACACACTTGATGGTGACTCAACTTCAGCAGGGAAGTTTTCGCTTGTCCACTTAACCTCGTAATCCCATGTGCGCTCCAATTTCAAATCGTTTGCGATTGGGTTTTTAGGCACAATAGTGCAAGGTTCATCACTGATTGCAAGCACGGTTTCGCTTCTAAACGCTACGTGAAAGTTGCGTGTGTTCTTAATCGTGTTTGCGTGTGGTTGATTACCAACATAGTTAGGGTCTTTGAATGTCAACATAAAAGTGTAGCTGTTTAGCTGCTCTTCTGTATCTCCATAACCTTGCCCCATGTTTGGTGTTCCACCATCAAATTCACCTTGAACCTCTGGGTAAATGTAAATATCGCCCGAAGCAATACCGGCATTCCACAATGCAACATCTTCTAAATCTGTTATCAATGTTGGATAGTATTGCTTATTAACGAATGCAACTGAACGAACGCGCGATAATTCAACGCCACACGTTCCGCATATATGGTCTGCGATGCTTGTATCGCAACCTGATGGATAGTAAGCCATAGTTAATTAATTTTTAGTTTAACAATCGCAAAAAGTTTGACAACCTCTACGATATGTTGATTTAATTGTGTATCGGACTGCAATCAGTCCATATTGACCCCCAACTCTCACTTGGGCATCCGTACATTCTTCTTTGAATACAACATTGCTGTTCATCTCTGTACTTGTTACCTCGATAGTGCAACCGAATATCTGCAAACTCTCACATATTGCTTTACTCATTACACTTGGAAGCGCAGTTACAAACCAATCTTTGATTGTTTCAAAGTTGATTAATGCACGTGTGAATATTATTAATTGAACAGGTGTTGTTTCCTCTACCTTGTCCATTTTGTTACCGTAATCAAACTCCATTGCATTGAAGCTACTTGATGAGGTTCTATGATACCAACTGATTTTAAATTGGTCTTGTAAGAATGGATTTATGATGTTTTCGCCATCGATAACGCCCGGGTATTTTTTATCGCCATCATAATAAAAGTCAGCCATGCCGAATGCCTTTCTATTCTCAATTTGAATAGCTGCAACAAGTGCCTTATCAATTTCGGTTATGATTGCTTTATTATTCATTATGATTTTATCAATGCTATTGCAGTTTCTTCTGCAACTATACGTGTAATATCTTGCTCCTTTTCGGTAAGCAACCAAATATCGCCATATTTTTCTTCTAAATGTGTAATTTTCTCATCATTGCTTGGTGATGTGTTGCCTATTGTGTAACCGTTTTCAGTCGCTTTCAATGTGTAACCATTTTCAAGTTCACGTGTCAATGATGCCACAACATTCTTATCGGCAGTTCTATTGTAACGCTCGCGCACTTTCATGTATGAATTTGAATAAGTGCCAATCTTTGCGCCCTTGCTGTCCAATCCCTCAACATGTATGCGATTTCTTAACTCGGGCAACACAGCCAATGCAGCAGCACGTGATATTGTTTCGGGGTTATCCAACTCACGAAACTTTGATAATATCGTGCCAATTACGAATGGTATGTTGCTTGTTATCTCCATTAAGGTATTTGACTAAAAACTTGTACTAAACTGTTGCACTCCAAACACGCATCACACTCAAACTTTAAGCCACCTAATGCGTTCTTTAATGCTTCCTCATAACGTACATTATAAAGATTAATTAACTCCTTGGCTTCTTCACGTTTGATTGATGTGTAAAAGTTCACACGCTCGGAGTAAAGTCGTTCTTCTAAAAATTCAATGCCTAATAAATACCAATATGCTTCGGCAAATAATAGTCTATTGTTGCATACAGCAGCGTTATATGAGCAACCGAGTGTTACTGTTGCACGTAAACTATTAATGGTGTTATTTTGAACGTAATTGCCGTTGCTTTCTGCAAAGCCGTAAATGTAACCGCATTCATCTAACCCATAGCAATCATAAAAACATGATTGAAAGTTAGCATTGACATCTGTTGTCAAGTAGCTTACTCCATTGATATCCGTATCTGTGAACGCAATACCAAGCAAAGCGCAATTAAATTCTTTTAATATAGTGATTTCATTCCAACCCAATGACAAGTCAGCCATTGTTAAGGTCTTTGTGAATAATACTTCCTTTGTTAAGTAGTTGATAAATTCAATATCAACAGTTGTGGCCGTGTTTGTGGCCGATTTATAAAATGATATTCTATCAACTTGCAATGTTTGAAATGGACTAATAACCCAATTCTCATTCAATGACCATGCTTGCATAAACAATATGCCCTTATAAACATCATCACTTATGGCATTCGTTTCGGGAGTGCCTGTTACCGATACCGTTCTACGCACACGTTTAATATCATAACGTGTTGACATTGCAGAAATGATTTGGTTTTTAATACGTGCTTCGGCACGCTCATTGATGGCATTCCATACGCCAATATAATTTACTTGCTCACTATTCGCTACTTGCTCAAATGATTTTAATGAAATGCCGGGCAGGCTGTTCAAAGAATAAACAGCCTGCGGCACTTCTGTAATTGAGCAACCCTTAAGTTTTACAATTCCATCAAAGCAACTCATTCAATTAAGAGTTAGTTGCGGTGTAACGTAAACTTCCATTGTTGCCTGTTAAACGGTCAGTTGCTTGGTAAGCATCCGATGGTACTTGCCACAAAGCAAAACGCTTGCTCATGATTAATGAGTAACCTGCGCCAAGCGTAGTTTCTTCGTAACCAACGGTTGTTTCTTGCGGACAATCGATTTCTTTTAATTGGAAGTCGATGTTAAGCATACCTAACATGCCATCAGCACCCGGCAAGTTCAAAGGAACAGCCATGTTCCAGAAGGTTGATGTGCCTAATTTCTTTGCACGGAAACCTCTGTAACGGTCAAGTTCAACAAGTCCGAAAGTACCTGGTTGGAATACTCCGAATTGGTTTGAACCCCATGATGATGCAGCATAAAGGTCATGATACCATTCAATGTTACCTGCGGCAGCGTTGTTGTTCAATTGAGCATACTGTGTCATTGCACCGTTTGCTGCTTGTATCATTGCGCTGTTCACAAGTCCGCTACCAATTACGATTGGCTTACCCATTCCCTCGTTAACGGCATAATCGGATAGCACTTTTGTCCATCCCTCGTTAAATAAGTTAACGGTGTTGTCATCGTTAAAGTTAACGGTAACAGAAGAGTTGTTGCCTGTTACGGCATTCGTTCCCCATACTACTTGACCTAACAAAGTTTGGTCGATTTTACCAACAAATCCATTCATTGCGGCCATCAAACCTGCAAGGTGTTCTTGCATAAATGGTGTTGGTGCTGAACCGATTTGAACGGTTGCAGATGCTTCATCACAGTAACGTGCAATTGTAGCATCATCAAAGTGTAAACCAAACTTCACAATCGAAGTTGTGTCGATGGTAACTTCATCGTATGCCTGTACTAAATCAACATCGCAGTTGTCGCTTGTTGACATTTGAGCAGGTACGGTTCTGTTGTAATACTTCAAGCGCAAGTCCTTAATGTGGCCTGCTGTGTTTGCCAAAGACAAAGCATCTTGAATTGGGGTTGCTTGTGCGCCTTTTTCCAAAGTTGCACGTAATAAACCGCTCGGAGTAACTTTATGCTCGGGAGCGTTTTCGCCTATCACAAATTTCATGTGCATAAGCATTGCGGGACAATATCCTAAAGCCATTGTAAATTATTGTTTTTATTGCTGCTACTTAAAGCCATCAAGTGCTTTCTCTATGTCAGCCATTGCGGAGTTGGCAGCGTTGTTAAGTTTTGGTGTTTGACCACCTTGTGTCGGCTTCGGCTGTGCTTGACTTCCTGCGCCATTTACTTTTATAAACTTATTGTCGGCCAAGGCCATGTTTGTGAGAGTGTCAAGGTCGAGTTCCTTTCCGTTGTCAAAGATAAACATTTTTTCATCATCTTTTGCAACTAATTTTAATTTTCCTTCAATTCTTTTTACAGTTGCATTTTTTTCGGATAGCTTTTTGTTCAAAAATTCACGTGCAATCCTACGTTCAACATCTGCATCGAATTGACCGGGCAATGGTTTTGAACCGATAATCGCATCGATTTCTTGCTCTGTAAACCTTTGCTCATACTCATTACGCACGCTATTAACCGCTTCATCACGCTCACGTTGTTGTTGTGATAGCATTTGGTTAAGTTCATTGATTTTCTGCTTCAATTCAGCATCATTCGACTTTGTTTGTGGCTTCGTAGCCGCAATGGCTGCGATTGCTCTTTCAATCTTTTCAAATGTGTTTTTGTTTTCGCTTATTGCCCTTGCATCATCCTCACTAACACCGTTGTCTTTTAGCCACGTTTCAACCTTTTTGTTGAATGGGTCAAGGGCGTTACCGTAATAATGCGCTTTTAATGTTGGATTGTGTTTCGCTTCATCAATTGTAAGCAATGTTGGTAGTGCTTCCTTTACCTTATCGGGTACTTCAAACGCTACTCCCTTGTTTTGCACGATTAAATTAAACTCATCAGTGCCTTGTGCGATGCCGATTTTCGGCAACAATTGTTCTAATATTTCAGCTAATAATGCCATGTTGTTATGTTTTTTAAATGATTAATTAACGACTTCCACCGCAGCACCCGCCACGTGGTTTAGTTGGTTTTGTTCCTTTTGGCATTACTTGGCTCCTCCTTTTTTAGCTTCAATAACCGCCAATCTTTCGGCAAGTTCTTGATTTTGTTTTAATAACATTGCAACGATGTCATTCGACTGCTGCGCTTGCTGACCTTTACGCACCACAGGGTACTTCTCGGCATGTGCTTCTGCAACTCCAATCTCTGCCGCTTCATCAACTGTTAGTTCAACTTCTTCAATCGTGTACTTCTCACGCTTGTCTTTGCTCAAAGTTGATTTGTAAGCGTTGTAAAAACTTTTGTTTGATGGATTTGATGGCACGTGCTTTTTGTTGCCCCTTGCATCAGTAATTAATAGTAACTTGTACTTCTTTGTTTGTGTCGGATTTGTTTCCATTGTTTATTTATTTAGTGAATTGATAATGTTTTTCGGTACTAAACTTGTTGGTATTGGGTATGCTTGATGTCCGCAATTGTAACCACCACGGTAAACAGGGAAGTTGCTTGTGTTCGTGTCCTCATACATGCCCTCTGGTAATCCTGTTCGGTCGTATATCTGTCCTTTCATTGCCTTAAATTCTTCAAAGTTACCTTTGATAATCTTTGGCAATTCGCTTATGTGATAGTATTGTTTTTGTGTCAATGCCTTACAAAACGTGCGTGTTGTCTTTATGTTACTGCCTACATATCTATACCACTCCCATCCCAAGTCCGAGGATATAACGCTGTTTACCGTTGCCGTGTATTGATTGATTGAGTCGGTTGCAATCTGCTTTGTGTACTTAACCAATGCACCATCGATTTCGGGAGTGCCATTGATGAAGTTGTTTAACTCCTTTGTCATCTTTGAGTAGCTTCCACCTGTTGTTGTGTAAGTCATAATCATTTCACGTATCGGAGTGATTAGCGATGTGTTTAACCCGCTTTCGGTCATGCTTTCAACCATAAGCGTAACCGATTGTTTACGTATAGCTTCTAATACCTTTGGCGGTTTAAACTTCTTTTCTAATGCCTTAAAGTAATTATTGTTTAACGTATCAACCTTTTCATACAACTTGCCTAATTTAGTAACGCTTTCAAGATAATCAGTGTCATCAAGTATAATGCTTTCCAAATCAGTTTTGAGGTCGGATAAAAGTTTGATATTCCTTGCTGAATTGGTAATGGTATCGCCTTGTACGATTAATTCCTTTTGAAACCTCAACAAACGCCTGTAAATCTGCTCTTGAATGGCAGGGATGGCTTCATTGAAGTCAATCAAACCATTATCAACTGCATCAAGTACCTTTTGTATGTCTTTACTCGCTGACACCTAATATGCTTTCAATTAATTTATCTTTTGCTTCAATATTCTTAATCTTTTCAGTTGCGTATTGCTCTAATATCGCATACTTCTGTGATTTAGTTAGATTGATAAAGTCCTTGTTTTCGGCAATGGCACGGTCAACAAAGTCAAATATGTAAGTGCTAATCACAGCATCAACCTTGCTCATCAATCTATTGCTTACCAATAGTGCTTTTTGCTCCTCTGTTTTACCACTTGCAGGGTCAAGTTCAAAGGCAGCACGAAGTTTATTCTGCATTTCGATGTCGTTCGGAAAACGTTTCTTAATAAATTCTAACTCCATTTCACTCAACACAGCATCGTTCAATGTGCTATCCTTTGCGCTCTTAATTTCATCAACAATAGTTTGTGAACCTAACACATCGAACGTATTGGGAACGATGCAAACAGGACACATTCTTTGTAAATCAGCATCGTTATAAAGCAAACCATAACGCCATTTGGCAACAAGGAAGCTAATGCGCTCCATTAACAAACCTAAATTGGTTGCAATTGAATAAAATGTGTTGTTTGTTTCATCTCTATCGTATGCCTTTGCAACACCGCTTTGAGCAGTTGGTGTTGACTCCAAAAACTGCATGTTTACTGCTGCCAACGCACGATAACGCATTTCATTGATGCGCCTATCTTGCAACTCTGCAATCTCGGGTTGCTTTTGAATGTAACCCATTGGTGGTGTCGGTGCAGGTACTTCGCCCATTGTTGTTTTAGCAGGTCTTACGCGCAATGTTTCATAAGGCGATAAAGGTATTTGACCGCCTTTGCACTCGCCATTCGTACATGGCACTTTCTCATTATCCCTGTTTAGCCATCCGTTACCGTTGCAGGTCGGACATTGTTGGTCTTGATATATCCAAACAGTTGAATGAATGTGCTGCGTAATTTCAGCACGCAAATCACTAAACTCAATTGTGGCCACGTTTAACCACGGCAACATTGCACGGAATACTGATTGATATTCGCGGCCTAATTCTTCCTCTTCTTCAACTATGCCACCAATGGTAAAGCCGGGAAACAATCCAAGGTTATGAAAGTATTGCTCAACCATAACCCATTTGTTTGACTTGTAATCACGTTTGTATTTATTCCATGATACTTTATCAATCGAATAATAAACATTGCGGTCATCACCATCTTTGTAAACAATAGCATTGTTTTCGTAACTGTATATGATGCGGTCGGAATTGATTATAAACGCTTGTGGCTTTGTATATTCTGTTTCGCTTACCTCTTCCTCATTCCATACGATTACAACACCATTAACATCAATTACTGCTTGTTTTAACCCTACTTGAAACGCCCAATTGAATAATGATTTTGATGCTGTGAAGTTTTTAGTCAAATAAACATCAAGTTTTTCATCGGCACTTATCTTGCTAAATTCACTTTGGTCAGGGAATTTCAGCATAAAACCATCGGCACGTTGTATCTTGTTCAATGAGTTCAACACACGGTCAAACACTTCGCTAAACACAGGTTGGTATGTTTTCTTGCGATATTCCTTTACGATATTGTGTTCGTTTGGCCTATTCTCATCAATAAGTTTGTGAGGATATTCATTGTCGGAGTAGTATAGAAAATTCTCATACTCTTCTGCTTCAATATGTGGTTTACGTATAATTTCCGATACTATCTCGGCATTGATTATGGCAAATTTTTTGTCCATTAGTAATGTGTTCTATTTGCAACCCATTTTTTTTTAGGTTGCTGCAAAAATTGATATCGCATATTCATTGATTGAATTTGCATAATTTTACATGTTGCTTCTATTTGCATCCCATCTTTTCTTTTGCTGTGCTTTAAAAGTAAATCTCATGTTTAATATCTTGCCATAAATTGTAACTAAAATATCATAAGAATTACGTTGTATATCCGATATTAAATTCCCGCCTATACTTATGCCACAATACCCATCTTCTTTTACCTCTTTAATTCTCTTTTGATACTTTGCATCTTGATTGAACCAATAAATAGGATTATAGCCAACTACATGCGGTTTTGTATTTGTTTCGGCCATGGATATAAATAACGGCAATTCATCTGCAATACATCCAGCAAAATTAGTAGGTTTAACTTTTAAATTTTCAAAATTATATGCCCATTTTGACATTGCAGGATGACCTTTCTTCCACCATATAAACTCACTGTGTATTTCGTAAACTTCTTTGTTTTCAAGTTGATACTCCTTAATAACCTCATTCATATCTGCCCAAATCGAAAACTTATTGTTTAAACCTTTGTTTTTAATTGCAAAATCAATGTCTTTTAGCTTTTCAATTTCTTCATTAATTGAATTGTTGTTAACCAAAATCACATCGGCATCCATAAATAACGTATAATCATACGGTGTTAATTCATCCATGTGCGCTTTTGCTTTAATATAACACGTTTCATTATCCTTTAACGTGTAGCAATGTGCAGGTATTTCTTTTATTTCTGTAAATAATGCCTTATAATATTCATCCAAACGCGTTATGGTTTCGGTTTGTGTTACCAATGTAATAGGCAACTCACAACCGTTTGCACGTAATGACATAGCAAGGTTTGCGGCCATGCACCCATAATTTTTATGCCCCACTGCTATTATTAATATTCCTGTTGTCATCCGCAGTTTGAATTGAAGTTGTTAAATGGCGTTTCAAAGATAGTAAAATCTGCCGACCAAATCGACACGTTTTGCATTATTTCGGGAAAATTATTGTTGTACTCATCCTCAAATCGGCATCTAATACCGTTTGAAAAGTTATCAGGCAACAATGTAACCTCATCATGGTTGAGCGCAACAACTATGTTTTGATGCGTTTCCTCTGGAACATGGTCAACAATGGCCTTGTATTTCTTTGCCAATCTTGCCGATAATAACTTACGACTTCCATCACTGCGCACATACACGTTTTTATCACTGCTGATAATCGGTTCTTTAAGGTATAATGGCAAGCGGATGTAATTGTTTAAAGGCAATGTAATAGGTGGGAACGGAATAGACACAGTGCGATAAACAAAGCCAAATGCATTCTCATTATTGAAGTATTGCAACCTTGTTGTCAAACATTTATCTGCAATCTTCTTAAAACATTGATTGCTTACGAAAAAACTTGGCTCGGATGTACCACAAGCAAATCCTAATTGAAAACAATCACCATCGAATAGTCCATCCATTAAATCGGATAAAAGAAACGAAAAGTAAATGTTATAAATGGGAACACCGTTTTGAGTGCCATTAGTTACAATGTTAGTAAAAACATCGTTAAGTATTATTCCTGTTCCGCTTGGTGGTATCTTGTAAACTGTAACGCTGCTAATCACTTCTGTTGATACTACTTGTGTTTGGAATGCAATATCACCAACATCATAAATCGGATAGCAGAAGTCCTTTTGAATGCCGCAATCGCTATCGGTTACATACTCGGGTATGCCTGTATTGTTAGATAAATTATAAAAGGTTACAAAACTATTAGGTATGTTTAATATTGATGCCATTATCTTCTCAATAAAAGTTTAAATGATGCCAATCCTGTGTTTGGTTCATGGCTCAATGTTACTATGTTGCCAAGGTATAGGTCATTGCCACAACGAAAACGAATTGCACCATATACGTTTGTTTTTATCGCTTCAAATTGCACCATTGATAACGGTGCTTCAAATGTCGCATAGATTGTTTTCCAAATGGGGTTGATATAACCACTTTGAAACAATGTGCTATTTATAATGCTATTCTCAAATATTTGTTGGTCCTCAACCGGGCATGAAGTAGTCATTTGACCGCCTGCCCTAAAGTTACCTGTGCCACTTGTAAACTTTAACGACTCATTTGTAACCGTTGGTGTTGGTGCTGCCAATGTACGAAACCACCTCATTAAGTTACGCACAGGTGTGAGCGCAAAGTTCATACGTGTTGCAGGCGAATAAACAAACGCAGGCGAAAGGTCAACACCTCTATAAGCGTATAGTTGACCCTCATCTTCAAAAGTATTGATGATAAACAAATCATCATCATAACGCCAATCACTCGTACCTGTGGCCGCTTGGTTCTTTCTACGTGTTACCTCAATGGTATATCCTGCGCTGATGATGTCGGCCATTAAATCAAGTTCCGAGGGGTTGCTGTTGATATTCCTGCGATATTGTCGCTCGGTATTCATTTCATCAAGGCCGTTGTACTCTTCGGCTTCCCACTTGTTATAACCTATTGTTATTGTGCCATAAATCAAATCCTTTGCCGTTGTGAATGTGGCCTTATTAACCAATCCAACATCAGCCACAACTGAACCAAGGTAAAAATCATTAATGTTGCCAATCAATAATTCGGTTTCGTTATTGTCAAACCCCCATCCGATGTTGAATATCTTACGGCAATTGTCAAACATAAACTCAAAACTTGTAAACAATTGTGGCACGCTTGGCTCAATTACATTGCGTAAAAACGAACCTTTTGTTATTGAGTAACGCGCCAAACAATCACGCAATTCGCTTTCAATTTGCAACTGTGGACATTCCGATGAATAGTATGCAGTTGGTAGCCACTCCAATAAATCGGGCAATGATACGGAGTCGGTTGTTGTTTCACCACAAGCACTATTGGCTTCCATGTTGAAATAGTTTACACCGCCACTATCATAATCAATGCTTATTACATTTTGGTCAAGTGCTGATGCTGTTGTTTTTAATATCTCTAAATGAAAGTAAAATGCAACAAAATCAAATGGAGTGCCATTTGTAAATGATGATGAATTTGTTTCATCAAAGGCAATGGTTGTTTGAACACCATTGGTTAAAGTAACGCCTGTTGCAATTATTGTTGTTCCTAAACTTATTGCAGGTCCTGTAAATGGGTTTATTTGTATAGCTCTTAAAGTAATTTCAATAAAGCCGTTGTAATTAGGTGTAATATTGAAATTGCCCTTTGTTCGCCATGTGTAATCAATGTTTGAAACACAATCATCAACGGCAGGTTCATACAAGTAAATAAAATTAAAATACTGACTAAAATCACTGCCACTCATGGGGAATTCTATATTATCTATTCCCTCATTCTTTGCCACAATTGATGGACTAACATTGTTAACGTTCCAATCTCCAAACTCAATTATCGGATTGTTTGGTAACAATATAGGTATGTCATAATAACGTGTTCCTGTTATTCCCGAAGTGTCAAGTGTTAATCCAGCAAAGTTATCTCCATTGTCGTTATCCGCTTTATTTTGCACAAATATATCCTGCCCCTCAATGTTCAAGGTAGTGAATGTCATTGGTGCTATTGCATCACCATCAAAGTTTTGCGTGCTTTGTACGTTCACATCCTGCCCCATACGTGATAAGAATATATCCGTGCATTTTGTGGCCGTTACATCGCATTTAATAAAGCAATAATCTAAACACTGTCTTTCAAAAGTATTGAAATCAAATTTTCCTTGAAAATAAGTAGTAAACCCATCGCCATCTGCACACTCATACTCAATTAACAACTCCATTGTTCCGTTAGCACCATTCGTTTGATACTCGGCAAGTAATAAATCATAAGCATCCTCTACCCATTCAAATGAGTTGGTTGTTACATTTGTGAATATACCGTGATGTGTTAGGTTACGTGTAAAGTTACAAGCTATGCCATCCCATCCAACTGGCTCATCAACTATTACTGACATATTAGTTATGTCTACTAAACTAAATTGCCATATCATGCTTTTATTCTCAATTTAGCGTTTCTAAATTCCGTTCTGCTGTTCGACTTCTCAACATACTTGTTAAAGCCATTCTCATCAATGTTTATGTTCACATTTGTCTTGTGCTTCTCCAATACTTTGCCAAGTTTCTCAACATCAAAGGTTGATTTGCCTTTGCTTTGGCCTTGATGATATTGCGCTGCAAGGTCGAATGTTCCATTGGCCAATGCCGTTAGTATGTTGTTTGCAAACGTTGGCTCAACTTCTCTGTTATGTATTGCCGACAATGCAGGATAATAATCACTATTGACCGAAGCAGGAACGACACGCTCACCATGTGATAGGTATGCAAGGTTGTTATCGCTGCGACCTGTACCCGCACCAATTAAAAATTCAGTACCATCGGCAAACTTTGGCGGTTTAGTGTTCGCTATCACGGCTATTTGAGCAGCCGTAGCAACACCTGCGGCTATTGATGCAGGGATGGCAGCAGGTAAACCTAATGTCCATGCTCTACTTATGGCAAGCGCACCATTGATAACGGCTTGCGCTAAATCAGCATCCTTTTGTTGCTTCCATGCTTGTTGCTTTAATCTTGCTTCTTCTAATTTATAACGCTTTTCAATTTGCGCACGTTGCGACTCTGTTAAGTTTTTATTGTCAAGTTCACGTTCACGCGCTTCTTCAAGTGCTGCCATGTCAGCATCGAATATGGCTTGCCTGTTTTGTTGCATGATGGTGAATACCGTGTCGGCAACAACACGTGCTTGGTCGATGGTAAATTGTGAGAGTTCTTTGCGCTTTTGAGCGGCTTTATTTTCAGCATCAATCTCTTCTTGTTTTTTGCGCCAATAATCATCAATCTCTTTTTGATTTGCAGCTAATTGAGCATTCATTTTAGCCAATATAGCATCCTCTGCTGCCTTTTGTTCTTTCTTGCGATTATTGATGCTATCCTCGGTGCGTTCATTGTCAATTTCGCGCATTTTTTGCATCAATTCAGCATACTTTTCTTGCCTTGCTTTGAATGCAGCCGCTTCTTCTTCTTCAATTTTTCTTTGCCTTTGTCTCGCTTCTTTTGCAGACTTTAATTTTTCTTCCTCTAATTTCTTTTTAGCTTCCAACTCTAAATCATCATACTTCTTATTGATATCATCAATAGCTTGCCTGTTTTGGTATGCCAACTCAATTAAATATTTACCTTGCAACTCTTCATTAACATTTTGATTGTATATCTCTTGAAGCATTTTTTCATTGTGCAATTTTTGCAATTGCAACTCTTGCTGCCGCCCTTTAAGCATTCTTTTTATACGTGCTTCATCAAGTTTATCAAGGATATCTTCATTGTTTTTTTGCAATTCTTGCAATTTCTCATTTCTTTTTATAGCATCCTCTTCAGCATCATCCATTGTTGTCGCTAACGCACCCAAACCAATAACAAGCGCAGCAAGTCCACCTGTTGCAAGTACCATTGACTCCGATATTGCAACACCTAATGCCATTGATGAAGCCGCAGCTATACGTTGAGCAGCAGACAAAGCATAGGTCTTAACTTCCATCAGCCCAGTCATCAATGCGCTTTCTTTTTGTAGCAAATTTGTAAGTTCTTGCGTACCTTGAAGCAATGCCATTGATGCTTGTACTTTCAGCATTGTCTTTTCTAATTCTTTATTTTCCGTGCCAAGTAACGCTTGCGCACCTGCAACCATTGACATACCTGCTGCCAATGCTTTTGCACCCTCGCCAACTCTGTTAAGTATATTTTCAAATCTGCTTCCTGCAAACGCTCTAACTTGTCGGCCTGCATCCTCAATGGCATCGGCCAACTCGCCTGCACGCCTTGTAGCTGCTTGCATTTCCTTTTCGCCTAACGTACCACTTGCAATTTGTGCTTTTAATTCACGCAATTCGGCTTTCATCGATTTGAAACCTTTGGCACTATTAACCGTGTCGGTTGTTACTTCTTTTAATCCATCAGCAAGTGTGTTTATCGCACCGCCTTGTATCTCTGCTGTTAAGTTTTCAACTTCATTAGACAACTTACCCATTTCGGTTGTTGACTTGTTAACTTGTTGAATAAACTCTTTCTGCTCTTGATTTATTAGATTAAACTTGGCAGCATCTTCCTCGCTAATTTTACCCAATAATTGCAATTGCTTAATCGCAGGTTCTAACCCCGATGTGTCTGCAACGAATTTAATAATTACGTTTTCCACTAACGCTTGGTTTGTTGTGGTTTAGGTTGTGGCTTCTTTGCTTCATTCGCAAAGAAAAAGAAATCGTACAAAGATAATAAATTTATCGGATAATTAGCAGGCAAATATTTTAGCACGGTCAACTTCAATCTTTCTCTGCTTGAAATTCCATCTCTAACGTCTGCAATGAAAGAATGGCCTGTTGTATCTGGTCTATTTTTTCCACGATGTTCAAATACATCAGGGAAGTGTCGCCTGATTTCATCAAAAACGGTATTAACTTCTTTACTGGCATTGACAAAAAAAAACTATCTCCGGCATTTTCCTTCCAATTTCGGATTTTCTTCTCATTTAACTTGTAATCATAACGTGTCAATGGTTCACTCTTGTCAACAAACGCAACCGAAGCAACCTTGTAGATAATATCCTTGCTCACAATGTAATTACAACGTTCCTCAAACCGCCCTTGTAACTTCGCAATTTCATTCACATTGATTTTCTTTGGGTCGGATAGCAATTGGTTCATCTTTGCATTGTACGCCTTTAAGTAATCATTTGTGACACCGTTTTGCATTTCTTGGTAAAATGTCAATGCTTCCAATCCACGCTCGTAAGGTAGGTTGTTTTTATCCACAAACTCAAAGTAATCAATGCCGCCACAATTAAAGGCAAACTCCAATGCGTAATCGGCTTTGTACGTTGGTTTAGATTTCTTGAATATCTTTGATAACATTGTTTACGGTTATTTTTTTCGTTCGTGTATGATAAATCAATTGGTCGCTGCCTTTGATGTATGTGCGCTTCTTTTCAGCACCACCACAGCCACAACTTTCGCGCTTAAATTGCCAACCTGCGGCAATTATTCGTTCGTGTGTTCCCATGTTAAATAGAATATCGCTGATAGCAAACCGTTAAGTCCGCATAA